ATAAAACCAAATACTCATCCGATTACTTTAGAGGGGCGAAAGCCCCTCTTTATGTTATGCTGCACTCTACATACTCTACCCACTAAAAGGAGTTATACATGAAGACACTTCCATCGCTTTACCAATCTTTTATCCATCTTTCGCGCTACAGCCGTTGGCTTGAATCCGAAAAGCGGCGCGAGACTTGGGAGGAAACGGTTGACCGTTACTTCCGCTTCTTTGACGAGCATTTCAGCGACAAGGGCGTAAAGATAAATAAGGCAGTCCGCGAAGAACTTCGTGAAGCAGTTCTGAATCTAGAAGTGATGCCGTCCATGCGGTCGCTGATGACCGCAGGTGAGGCTCTTAAGCGTGACAACACCGCTGGTTACAACTGCTCTTATGTCGCGGTCAACAAGGTTCGCGCATTTGATGAGATCCTGTATGTTCTCATGTGCGGAACCGGTGTAGGCTTTAGCGTGGAGAGGCAGTATGTTGAAAAACTTCCTACGATTGCTGAAGAGTTCACTAACAGCGATACGCTCATTGTGGTCAAGGACTCCAAAGAAGGTTGGGCAAAAGCCTACCGAGAATTGGTGTCCCTACTTATTGGAGGTCAGATCCCCCGATGGGACTTGTCTAACATACGCCCTGCTGGTGCCCGCCTCAAGACTTTCGGTGGACGCGCAAGTGGACCTCAGCCGCTTGAAGACCTGTTCCGATTTACCGTCAGCACTTTTAAGAAGAGTGCTGGCAGAAAACTCACCTCCATTGAATGTCACGACATTATCTGTAAGATTGCAGAGATTGTGGTTGTCGGTGGGGTGCGTAGATCGGCTCTTATCTCGCTTTCCAATCTCACGGACGAAAGGATGCGTGATGCTAAGGTTGGACAGTGGTGGTTGGAAAACCCGCAACGCGCTCTAGCCAACAACTCCGTAGCCTTCAAGGAGAAGCCTGAGATTGGCACATTCATGGAAGAGTGGGTGTCGCTGTACAAGAGCAAGAGCGGTGAGCGCGGGCTTTTCAACCGTGAAGCGTGTCAGAAGACTGTGGAGAAACTGTGCGACCGCCGTGATGCCACCTACGAATTCGGAACGAATCCTTGCTCCGAGATCATTCTGCGCGACAAGGAGTTCTGCAACCTGTCCGAAGTGATTGTTCGTGCAGAGGACACTCCTGATACCCTGAAGCGCAAGGTGCGGCTTGCAGCCATTCTTGGCACATGGCAGGCTTCGCTTACCCACTTCCCGTATCTCAGCAGTGATTGGCGCAAGAACTGCGAAGAGGAGTGCTTGCTTGGTGTGTCGCTTACTGGCATTCTTGACAACCACTTCATGCGGACGCAGGGCGACAACCTGAATGTGTTGCTTGAACTACTCAAGGCTGATGCAGTAGCCACCAACAAGGAGTGGGCAAAGCGGATTGGCATCAATCCTGCGGCTGCAATCACTTGTGTGAAGCCAAGCGGCACGGTGTCGCAGTTGACGGACGCTGCTTCGGGCATTCACGCTCGTCACAACGAGTACTACATCCGCACCGTTCGTGCTGATCGCAAGGATCCCATGTGTCAGTTTATGATTGATCGTGGCTTCCCTGCGGAGCCATGCGTCATGCGCCCTGACCACACGATGGTGTTCTCGTTCCCGCAGAAGGCTGTGGGATCGGTGACGCGCAACGACATGACAGCCATTCAGCATTTGGAGTTGTGGCTCACCTACCAGCGTCACTGGTGCGAACACAAGCCAAGCATCACCGTGACTGTGAAGGAGCATGAGTGGATGGAGGTTGGTGCGTGGGTGTACGCGCACTTTGACGAGATCAGCGGCATCTCGTTCCTGCCCCACTCCGATCACACCTATCAGCAGGCTCCGTATCAGGACTGCACAGCGGAGCAGTACGAGGCTGCTGCTGCGGCACTGCCAAAGAGTGTTGATTGGAGCGAGTTGACCGCATACGAGAAGACCGACAGCACAAAGGGCACACAGACCTTTGCTTGCAGCGGAGACAAGTGCGAAGTGGTTGACCTGACTACATAAAGCAACCCCACAGGAGATAGCATCTCCCGTCCGACAGCCCCCGCAAGGGGGCTGTTTCTTTTTACAATTCCAGACATTTTTGTGTGCGTGGGTGGGCTAGATATTTACATGAAGAGACACGGAGTCCATTCTCTTCTGCTGGCTCTCGCACTCGTCTTGCTGCAAGCCTGTGCCACAGATATCACTGCCAATGCGCCGAAGAGCGCACCCCCGCCGAAGTGCGGGGAGACTGAACCAACGCGAGAAGCCCCCGTGGATCCAGTTTTCATGCGGGGCTTCTCGCGTCTGGACGCACACACCGATTCCGCTGTGGGATACTTGGAACGCGAAAACGGTGAAATGATTGGATCGGCTGTGCTGATATCATCCATTGAAATAATAACCGCAGGGCACTGCGCGGAAGGTGGAGACGCTGCGTGGTTTGTGACTGATGGGGAGTGTTATAGAATCAAAAAAATGGTAACCCATCCGTGCTATAAAATAGCCGATACAATACTCATAGATTTGGCGGTTGGTGTTCTGGAAACGCCCTGTGCTGCCCCTCCGCTGCCTCTGGTGAAGCAGGGATACGAATACCGCCGTCAGCAGCCTTTGACCGTGATCGGCTTCGGAGGGGGCATTAAGCGGCGTTCCTTGCCTGACCTGTTTGTATATTTTGGAACGCTTGTAGAAGAACCCACCGTGTTCAAGTTCCTGCCCCTAGACGGCACAGTGTGGTTTGGTGACTCTGGTGGTGCAGTACTTGACACAGACGGAACACTGATTGGAATAGTGGTTTCGTTTGGAATATGTCACGGACACCTATACGAAAACTCCGCTACTCGGTTGGACATTTTCCGTAAATGGATTGAGGAGGCAGCGCAATGACACCAAAGAAAAACCCCCTTTCGGGGGTCTGTCTTAAGAAATTGTGGGAGAAACTTCTTGAGGCGTTTCAACCTGCGAAGCCTGTGCTTCAGCCAGTTGCTTCTGCACCGCAGCCTTCTCCTTTAAAGCGATCTGTAGTTTTGCTTCAAGCACGATGGTCTGCGTGGTGAGAGCGTTCACCTTTTCCTGAAGAATGGGAATCAGCACTGTCTCGTTGTAGTTCTCTGTCTGTACATTTGGAATCATAGTTGGATTCCTCCTTTCACCCTGTATGTATGCGCCCTAAATAAGGGTATGGTGATAGCAGGTATTGATTATTCTCTGTGCGGTCCAGCAATCTGCTTGTTCCGCGCCAACGCTACGGGAAAGTTCTCGTATGGTGGCTGTTCCTTCTATTTCCTGACCGACAACAAGCGGCAGTCCGAGATCCGCACCATGAACATTTTTGGTGAGCGGTTGAGCGATTGGGACAGTGATCAGCACCGCTACGAAACCATTGCTGATTGGGCACTGGACATCGTGATGGGCTGCACCCATGTAGCCCTTGAAGGCTATGCGTACTCCGCAAGCGGGCGCGTATTCCACATTGCAGAGAACACGGGCATACTGAAGTACAAACTGTATCAGTTAAGCGTTCCTGTCACGGTGATCCCGCCCACCGAAGTGAAAAAGTACGCCACAGGCAAGGGGAACGCAGACAAGAACGCCATGTACGCAGCGTGGTCACATGAAACAGGCGTGGATTTGAAAACACTCCTGACACCGAAGCGTCAGGAGTGCGTGAGTCCAGTTTCAGATATTGTTGACTCGTACTACATCTGCAAGAAGATGTACGAATCACTGCCTGAAGATGTGCGCTGCGTGGACGATTAAGCGGAAGGCTGCTGTGGATCCTGCGAAGTAGGCTGCTCAGGATCTGTCTTGTCGTCAATGTGCAGGGGCTTGTTGATGAATTCCTTCCAAACCCATGCAAGAATCATCAGCAGGACAGGCACATACCACAGAATCCATCCCCAATTGCCTGCGATCTTGTCGCCGTTCAGAATGTCGTGCTTGAGTTTCAGCATGACAGGGCTGTCCGATGTGGTATCGGGAACAATGGCAGGTGAAGTGTTGCACGCTGCAAGGCAGAGAAGAGACAAGAGATATGCTAGTTTACGCATGGCTTCTCCTTAAGACTTGTTTGAAGCAGCGGCTGATCCAAAGTAGAATCCTACGATGCTTACCAAGATTTGACGAGTTTCAGACGCAAACAGGAAGCCGTTGATCTCTACGAAATACTTGCGAGTGGACTGCGGAATAAGCCCGAACAGCCCTTCGGGAGTGGTTGCTTCCACTTCCACAAATGTGGGTAGACCAAAGAACGGCAAGATAAAGGGAGCCATCAGTGCAGCAAACAGCACAGACAGCACAATGAGTTGCCGAATGCCTTTGCCTGTGTCAAGGGGAACTCGCACAGCGGCTTTGTCTTGATTCTCGGTGGTCTGCTTGTTTGCCTCTATGAGGCGTTGGAAAATTTCCTTTTGATCCTGACTCTTCTGAGCCATGTATCGGAACAGGAAGCCTGTAGCCGCGCCACCAACGAGAGAAATTAGTTCAGT